GCGCGATTCGAGAATATAAAGACAAAAAAGCCATGAACGACGAGATTCAATTACACGACGGTCCGCAAAGCGAGGCCCAGAAAAACAAAGAGCGTATAGCCCTGCTCAAGCTGGCAGAACAGTATCCGAAAGGCTCCGCCAGCGAGCAAACGTTGATTGACCAAGCAAGCAAATAGGAGTGAAAGCTCCAAAGGGCCGGCCCGAGAAGGTAGGTTCGACTCCTACTCGGCCCTCGATTTCAAAGATTAAGAAAAATGACAGCGGTTTGTGAAAAATATATGCGTGCAAATTTGGTGAAGTCAGAAACTTTGCCCATATTTGTAATGCGAGACAGCGATAACCGAATCGCTAAGAACATATTTTACACGACCAATAGGCGTGTCCCTGTGATCCTACCTTTTAGGTGGTCGCTGTCTCGCAAACAAAAGGGGGCACGTCTTCTTTTTGTACATACGCAACTAACTTTTGATCTGAAAATGCGAGACAGCGAAAAAGTTAGCGCAGGTGCACAAGGTGCATCCATCGCTACGGTTAGCGCCCGTAATAGCGCTTTCTCTAAGCCTGTTCAGGCACATTCTACCAAACGTTACTATCAGGTATCGATCTACGCGAAGCGAATAGACATTTGCGTAGCGAACCTTCATTGCTCTCATCCGTTCCTCGCAACTTCCCGCGAGGAAGCTATCGGCATGGCTTGCGCACGTATCAAAGAGCGCTGGCCGAAGTATTTCATCTTGGCCGAGGACATCGTTTGCCAACCTTTAAATCTGAAATAATGCAGGCAGTAAATACATATACCGAATACCCGAGCCGTATAGGCACGGAGATGCCCAACAAGAATACGTGTTACATGCTAAGCGAGGCTGAGAACCGAATGCAGCAGATTCTGCACGTCACCCCGGCCCAGATGCGATTCGTGGCCGAACGAATCCGAGAGCATATCGACGATACCGTCTCTAAGCAGCCCCGAGCAAAGGGCGAATGCCCCGAAGACATAGACGAACGCCGAGGCGGCATCGAGGTGATCGGCCACGGGATGGACGCGAGCGTCGAGTTCTACGCCACGAGTTGGAACCGCTCCGACGAGGGCGACGAGGAGAACGTATGGGGCTACGGGGTGAGCTTCGCCCGGCTCGTCACCTATGTCGGCGGGGGCGAGCGGATCACCAACGACTGCTCCGATGCGCAACTTAAGCGGGTAGTGAACGAGTACCTGAGAAAGAACCTGCAAATAGACTGACGGTCCGCTGCCCGACCGAAAAGGGACAGCCAAAAGTTTGGGTTTGATTAGTTAGTAGAGAGCCCTAAAGCTCTCACCCCCTCCGCATCCGCGACGGCCCCGGAGGGTTTTTAAGGACAAATTAAAACTCTCAAATATTATGGACAAGCATTTCGAGTTGACAAACAAATTTATAATCAACGCATTTGGTGTTAAGTTGTTCCAAATCAAATGCACGCGTAGAATCAAGTATGCCGAGGTAGGTGATCTTGGAGGGTATATCGAGAAAGAAGATAACTTGTCCGGCGATGCTTGGGTGTCCGGCGATGCTCAGGTGTCCGGCGATGCTTGGGTGTCCGGCGATGCTCAGGTGTACGGCAATGCTCAGGTGTACGGCGATGCTTGGGTGTCCGGCGATGCTTGGGTGTCCGGCGATGCTCAGGTGTACGGCAATGCTCAGGTGTACGGCAATGCTCAGGTGTACGGCGATGCTCGGGTGTACGGCAATGCTCAGGTGTACGGCAATGCTCAGGTGTACGGCAATGCTCAGGTGTACGGCGATGCTTGGGTGTACGGCAATGCTCAGGTGTCCGGCGATGCTCGGGTGTCAAATAATAATGAACATTGTGGATTTGATTGTTTCGGGTCTGTTAATCGTCACACCCATGCCTATAAAACTCAATCAGGAAAAGTTGAAATCACCTGCGGATGCTTTCGGGGTTCTATTGAAGAGTTCGATAGACAAGTCAAAAAGACACATCAGGGAAATAAATTCGAAAGGCAGTACATGGCTATTGCCGAAGTGATCAAGATCAAGTTCGGGCTAAAATAACATTATTATGGACTACTTAGCGGAACCCAAAGACGAATCAAAGCGGCCCTTCTGTCGGGGATTCGGATGACGACGGCGCAGGGTAACAGAATCGGCCAAACCGTAGACTCTCGCAAGATCATTTCGAGACTCAGGAAACAGGGTATGCCCATTTGTAGCTACTGGAATATCCGCAAGGACGACAGCGGCCGGACGGTGGCGAAATACAAGACATACTATTACGGATCGCCCCTGCCCGCCAAAGGGTCGAGAATGGGGACTTTCGATCATCCGAAACTGGATTTGTAACTCAAAATATGAATTATGGAAATAATCACTAAGCGCCCTAAAGGCATGCCTTACCGGAAATACGTTGAGATGCGTAAGGCCAGTAACAATCAGATTCGTCGCTATCTGAGATTTGGTCGATTGTATTACCTGTCGGCAGAGATAGTCACGGTCGAAACATCGTTGGGCAAATCTCAATATCGCAAAAGCTATCCGCCATTCGTCGGTTCGGTCCGGCGAGACTTGCGGAAGCCGATTTAATAAGCTGGATTTGTGACTGACTAATTCTGAATGAAAATGATAAAAAACGAAATCGAGCTTTGCGGCCTGCTGTGGGACACAGAGAACCTGACAATCGGCGGTTATGAGAAGGACGGCCATCATTACTACACATGGCATGAAGCGATGGAGGCCGCGAGGTCCGTTGGGAAGCGCCTGCCGACCCGGGAGGAATGGGAAGCATTATGCGATCTCGGTTCGACTTGGGACGACGAGCGCAAGGGCCGTTGGTTTGGGGGCAACCACGACTCGGACCACAAGGGCTCGTTATTCCTGCCTGCTGCGGGCTGGCGCAGCTTCTATAATAGCGACAAGTTAGCCAACACGAACATAGACGGCCTCTATTGGTCCTCGTTTTTGGACTACGTAGACAGCAGTTACGCGGGATACTTCAGCTTTTACTCGGGCTGCGTCTACTCGCCGGGCACCCACGATAGCGCCTTCGGCTTCAGCGTGCGTTGTGTGCGGGACAAAGAATAGTTCTTGAAAAGAAAAAGCCCCCGACGGGTGATACCGGGGACTTTAGCCGGACGGAGATTAGCTATCCGTTCGACGGAATAAAGATAGTGAAAAGTTTTGAATCATGGACAGGCAGTCACCGCAGACGTGCGGATAAGTGACAGGCAATGATGCGAGGAGTGCGCCACTGAGATGTACAGCAAGATGTGGCCAACACGAACGAAGCCGACGGCTACCTTTTCTCGCAGGTAAGATTCAAAGTCGTCGCCGGGGCGGAACCGGCCCTGTCCTCAAAAGCAATGGCATAAGCTGTAAGATGCCACTAAAAATTAAAAAGCATGGGATTAAACGAAGGAACTAACGCAACGTACATCGGTATCAGCGATGGGAAAGTGTCTCTGAGGGTGAGCGAAGGAACGCCGGGAGCGGTGCAGATCGTGAACAAGGAGAGCGGCAAGGTTAGCTGGATCAAGTATTACCGATCAATAACCGGCTATCTGACCGATCTGGCCAACAAGCAGGATCGATTCAATGACACGATGTATAACTGGCATCTGACAATCGTGGACGGCGACGATACCTATATTCTCCAAGTCAGAGAGCGGAGCGGTTATGGACGATCTCTGATGAAGTCCCTGCCCAATGTGGACTTCACCAAAAAAATCACTTTTACTCCCTATGTAAAAGTGGTGGACGACAAGAAACGAGGAACGCTCTATCTGTCTCAGGACAATGAGAATGTCGATTGGTACTTTACGCGCGAAGAACCGCACGGGATGCCCGAGCTTATACAACGGACGGATGCACGCGGAAACGTCGTTTACGACGATTCGGACATACTGAATTTTTTCCTCAATTATGTAAAAGACGTTATCCAGCCGCGTATCAGGGAGGCTAATCGCAAACGACTCGGAGAGCTCCCGCAGGGAGAGCCTGTAATGGACGAGGGCGACAGCGCTGCATGGATGGAGCAGGAACATGCTCGTCAGGTAGCATCTTTGAAATCGGACAAAGAAACGGCCCTGAGCGACCGCTCCGCCGTGCGCCAACGCTTCGAGCGTAATCAGACGAATTCCTCGCCGTCATTCTCGGACGGGATGCCTATTCCGGACGATATGCCTGCTGATCTTCCATTTTAATAACGACGACTATGAGACGACTATTTCACGACCCGTCGGCTAAGCAGATTACATTCTGCGACGAACGTTTCTATAAAACGGCCGATGGCAATTTTTATCCGTCCGTTACGACGGTACTCGATCTTTACCCGAAAGGCAGAGAGTTCAACGAGTGGCTCAAGCGTAATGGGCAGGAGGCGGATATAATCGTTAATTCTGCCGCCGACACGGGTTCTAAGGTACACGAGGCTATCGATAAGCTGCAACAAGGGGATGAAGTATTATGGGACGACAGCGTATATACGCTGCGCGAGTGGCAGATGATAAACCGGTTCATCGACTTTTTCAAGCGCTTTCAGCCCGAGATCATAAGCTCTGAGTTTACGCTCGTATGCGATAAGTACGCAGTAGCGGGTACGGTGGATATGGTCTGCCGGTTACTCGGCAAGCTGTGGCTGATCGATCTGAAAACGTCGAACTATGTACACGCTACGCACCATATTCAAGCCGCTACCTATACGACGATGTTCAACGAGATCAACAAGGGCGAATTTCCTCCCATCCAAAAGACGGGTATTCTTCATCTGAACGCAAAGACTCGTACTGAGGGAGGCAAGGGGAAAATACAAGGGGCGGGCTGGCAGCTTGTGCCGGTCACGAACTGTCAGAAACATTTCGCCTCGTTTCGTCATGTGCGGGCAATATGGGATTTGGAGAATCCGAATCCCCGACCGAAGAACCTCGTATATCCGGACCGACTAAAACTTTCCGACTATGGCAACCTTGCAACAGCTGCTGTCTGAAGCCGAGGAGTATCAGCGGTACGCGGAACAGAAGTGTCCGTGCGATCCGGCCCAGATCAACGAGCGGCTTAGAACGCTCCATGTGTATATGGCCCGTACAGGACAGATGCTCGCCGAAGCCAAGCTTTTGCTTAATGAGAAAAAGGGTGCGGAGGTCGCTGATATGGTTGTCAAGCTGGCTAAAGGAGGCTTTTTGTCCGCCAAAGCTCAAAATGCGCTGGTGGATAGCATAGCGGCCAAGGAGAAATACTTGGTAGACCTGCTGGACAGACTCAATGCGACCTGTACGCATCAGGCCGATCACGTTCGGTCGCTCCTGTCCTACGAAAGAGAGAATATGAGATTGATGAGAACGGGATATTGAAAGGTTGATGGACGGTTTCATTCGATTAAATAGAAAGTTCTTCACGAATGCTTATTGGTCGCAGCAACGCACCTTTAGTCTGTCAGAAGCGTGGCTCGATTTAATTCAGATGGCACGATTTGATGCGGAACCAGCAATGAAAGAACTACCTAACGGTCGCCTGATAACTATTAAACGAGGCGAAATACACGCGGGTTTGCGATTCTTATCCGATCGTTGGGGCTGGAGTGTCGAAAAGACGCAGCGATACATCAATAAGCATATACAAAAACACGAAATCGAACGGCGAACCGAACAGGGGGAAAGTATTTTAATTCTTTGTAATTACGAGTATTACAATCCATTGGAAGACACTGTGTCGAACACTATGTCGAACACCCCCCCGAAAAACCCGTACACTGCCCTGACACCGACCCGTACAAAGAAGAAGAAAGAGGAAGAATATATACCCCCCTATAGTCCCCCCGTCGGGGGGAACCCCGCTGCGGGCGGTTCCGCCCTTGCGGGGCCTCGCTCAGCGGCAGATCCGGGGTATATCCCTATACCCTCCGAATCTTCTACGCAGGCGCCGGGGCCGCCGGCCGAGGCGGACGAAACGGTTTCCCGTAGACGGTTTCGTCCACCTCAGACCGAAGAGGTGGCAGCCTATTGTGCCGCTCGAAACAATGGCATTGACCCGGCAGCATTCATGGATTTTTACGAGTCTAAGGGTTGGATGGTAGGTCGTAACAAAATGAAAAATTGGCAAGCTGCCGTGAGAACGTGGGAGCGAAAACGGAAAACGACACAAGAGGAAGTAGTGCCTCGTAAACCATTGAAATTACTATGATTGACGATATTGTTATTCCACAGGCTACCAAAATAGAGCAAGCCGTAATCGGAGCTTTGCTTCTGGAGCCGGGCTTTATTCCCGAGGTGGTCGCCGAACTTACTCCGGATAGTTTCTACGAGCCTTTCAATGCGAAAGTGTACAGTGTGATACGGGCTATGTATGATAGCGGTGAGCAGATCGATCTATTTACCGTTTCGCAACGATGCAAACGGGATCAGGAGCTCGCATCGAAGAACGTAGCGGCTATTCTGTCAGGCTATACGATGCTGGTAGGATCGGGGGCGGGCGTAGTTGCCCATGCGAGAATAGTCCGAGAGAAGTATTTGTCACGGCAGTTGATAACCGTAGCCACCAAAGCTCTGAATGAGATACGCAATGAGGAGGATCTGTCGGAGATCATAGACGAGTTCAATTCGGGCATGGACCGTATTTCGATGTCCGTTGCCGGAGGACGTGGCGCAAGACATATCAGCGAACTGTTGAACGAGTGCATGCGTGATGCCGAACGAAGGCAAGTGTTGGCGGAGCAAGGCATGACTCCGGGTATTCCGACGGGACTTGTGCAGCTTGACGAACTGACAACCGGTTGGCACGGCGGAGAGTTGATCGTTTTGGCTGCCCGCCCGGGTATGGGGAAGACGGCCTTTATGCTTCACAGCGCCCGAACGGCTGCCGCTGCCGGTTACTCGCCATGTATCTATTCGCTCGAAATGAGCGGAGTATCCATAGCGGATCGGTTGCTAATGGCAGTCTGTGGGGTCGATTCGGATGTGTACCGGTCTGGCAAGATGGATTCAGAAGATTGGAAAGAGTTGGAACGTGCGTCTGCCGAGTTAAGCAACTTGCCGATATATGTGGATGATAATCCGGTGGTATCGATGCGCTACATTCGTTCGCATAGCAAGATCATGAAGAAGCGAGGACGTTGCGGAATCATCTTCATCGATTATTTGCAGTTGGCCGATACTTCGACAGACCAGCGTAATCGTAATCGGGAGCAAGAAATCGCCCAAGCCAGCCGGCAGGCCAAAATTATTGCCAAAGAGTTGGATGTCCCAGTCGTATTGCTTTCTCAATTGTCCCGAAAGTGCGAAGAAAGGGGAGGCATGAACCGTATGCCGATGTTGTCGGATTTGCGCGAGTCGGGTGCTATCGAGCAAGATGCCGACATTGTGGGCTTCATTTTTCGACCGGCTTATTACAATATCGATTCATGGCCTACTTCTCAGGGAGATGTCAGTACGAGGGACCTCGGCATCGTCAATATCGCCAAGCAGCGTAATGGCGCTACAGAAGAAATACCCTTCCGACATAATCACTCGATGACTCGTATAACGGACTATAAGCTTTACGACAATGAACCCAAGCGAGGCACCCCTTTCTGAAAGAGTATATGAAGCTATTCGGGAAATTGAGCGTCGCAAGACTGAGGCGAGGATTGTACCCTCTCATGCGCTAATGATTCGAGATATTTTCCCCGAAACAGGGATACCGCCTTCGCAAATATTTTCCGAGTGTGTCAAACTATATCTCGAGGGGAGAATAACGGGTGGACCAACTATCAATGATAGATACTTTAAAGCGCTATAACATTTGTGATTATGAAACTGGATTCTCAGATATTGTCATACAGTAGTTCTAAGCTGTCGAAAAAGTCGGAATACTCCGAAGAAGGGGTGCGGAATAAAGACAGGAACACCATTGATATGGATCGAGAACAATTGGTCGAGTATTTCAAAACAAAAGAACGTTTCGAGTCTCAACGAGAAAAAATGCTTTATGAAGGTAAAAATTGAGCCATGAAAAGCGAAAGAGCGGAGGCATACATCAATGCCAATGAGATGGATGCCGCATATTTGGTAGATAAGGATGGTTGCGGATGGGCAGTAATTGGTATTCATCAAGCTCGCAAAGCTGTCGAATTAGCCGAGCAGGAGGCAGAAGAAAGGGTATATGAAAAATTGACTCGCTGGAATGATCCGAAAAACCGTCCGCCTTACGGCCTCTGGGTATTGATGAAAGTATTCCGTATAGGTGGAGAACCGATCTATGCTGGTAGTTTTGAGTTAGGTAATGTATGGGTGACAGAGGGAGGATTGGTATTTACCGATGATGCTGAGAATGACGATGAATATGTTGTCGGCTGGCGTGAAATATTATAGAATCCATCTTTAAAAACTTGGAAGAAATGAAACGGACGAAAAACGAGGAGTGGATAATAGCCTACCTCAAAGACAAAGATTATGTGTCCCCGTCGGTAATAGGTTTGGAACACGCTCGAACCTTCGGATATAGAGGAGCGCACCATAGCTGTTGGGCTTCCCCTATCTGCTTGCGACTGGTACGAAAGGGGGTCTTGATACGAAACGACAGGGGGCATTACAAGCTGAAGCCATGACCCACGCATCTCTTTTTTCCGGTGTCGGCGGCTTCGATCTGGCCGCAGAATGGCATAAGAGAAACCGATAAATTTTGTAAAAATGAAAAACTGGAGTATATTTGTAGCGACTTGCATACTTGAAGGCAGAATATTCTGCCTGTTCGCAGCGGGCATTTTTTATGCCCTGTCGCTGCATATACACGGCGCTACCCCCGTGTCGGTGCTTAATGGCCCGACTGCCTTCAAGGTGCAAGTCAACGGGTCAGTGGCGCCGTTTTTTCATGCCACTAAACAAACACTATTATCTGTTATGACTTGCACAGAGAAAAAGCGTTTGAATGGGAAAACTACATCCAGATCAAACCGTCCGGCTCACGAGACGAGCGAATCCATCTATTCTAAATTCCAGATCGAAATGAACCCCAAGAATGAGGCTTATGCGTTCATTCTTTCCTGTGGCCTCCTTTCGGAGTTCATCGAGTTCTCACGCGCCTATTCCGGCGAATGTAAATCCACTGAATCAAGACTTGAAATGGCATTGAAAAACTGTTGAATTATGGGAGCGCATAGAAATTCAATATACGACAAGGCATATGTCGAGATGTACGCAAAAGGGATGTCGTTGGCAGAAACAGCCAAGAGCATAGGCGTTACAAGGCAATGTGTATATAAGGCATTCAAAAAGCGAGGGTTAAAGTTGCGAACTCCTGCACCTTCTGACTACCAAATTTACGATGGCAAAAAATTCACCCTGCGGAATCATGGTTATTATGCTTTAACTACCGATGACAGATGTTTGATGCATCGTTACGTTTGGGAAAAAGAAATATGCGATATACCGGACGGTTGGGATGTCCATCATATCAACGGGGATAAATCCGATAATCGCCGGGATAATTTAGTTTGCTTCCCAAAAGCGGAACACACGCGAAGGCATCAAATTGAACGAAGAAAATGATACACATAGATTTATTTTCGGGAATAGGAGGATTTGCCCTCGCCGCGCATTGGGCGGGATGGAGGACGCTCGTTACTTGTGAAATAGACAATTTTTGTCGGCGGGTACTACAGTATCACTTTCCCGAAGCATACCATCACGATGATATACACACCTTGACTTATGAGACAATTGACGTTGAACTTTCAAAACGATACGGAACCCTCTGGAGGAATGAGGACATTGTCCTTACCGGAGGGTTCCCGTAGCTGTGCCAGCCGTTCAGCGTCGCCGGTAAGAGAAAAGGCACGGGAGATGACCGCTATCTCTGGCCGGAGATGCTTGGAGCTATTCGGGAGATTCGTCCCCGCTGGGTCGTGGGCGAAAACGTTCCCGGAATTATTGATTGGTCGGAGGGACTGGTTTTCGAGCAGGTGTGTTCTGACATGGAAAATGAGGGCTACGAAGTCCAACCGTTCGTACTTCCGGCTTGCGGTGTCGACGCTCCCCATCGCAGGGACAGGGTGTGGTTTGTTGCCCACCGAGCAGACTCAGGGTCTGAAGATATGTGTCAAAGGGAAGACGGTCTTCATGCCGATGCGGCTCCTGCATACGCCGACAGCCAACGACGCGAGGAACGTTTCACTCCCGCCGAGTCAGGCCAAAAGAGATGGCGGAATGGTGAAAACGGCTATGCGGAGCGACGAATACCGGACTGGAGCGGGTTTCCGACTCAATCCCCGGTTCTTAGCAGAGATGATGGGCTTTCCGCCGGATTGGACGGAGTTACCTTTCCTGCATGGTGCAGGGAATCCGTCAAAGCCTACGGCAACGCCATAGTCCCGCAGGTAGCACTGCGGATATTCGAGACGATTAACGATTACGAAAAATTGAGACGATTATGAAAACATTACGTGAAGTAGCCGAGGCACTGTGCCCGATTCGTTTGGGTGAGGATTACGATAAGACCATCTACAACATGATAGATAAAGCTTGCCACAATGAATGGATAGACGGGTTCATTACCGGCGCTCAATGGAGGGAGGATAATCCGGTTGCGGCCGATTCTGCGTCCGATCCCGAGTCCGACTCCATCGAGCTTTGCGGCCTGCTGTGGGACACAGAGAATTTGGCCATCGGCGGTTACGAGAAGGACGGCCGCCATTACTACACATGGCAGGAAGCAATCGATGCCGCGAGGTCCGTAGGTAAGCGCTTGCCGACCCGGGAGGAATTGAAGGCATTATACTATCTCAACTCGACATGGGACGACGAGCGCAAGGGCCGTTGGTTCGGGGGAAACCACGACTCGGACCACAAGGGCTCGCTGTTTCTCCCTGCTGCGGGCCTGCTCTACAGCAATAGCGGCGAGTTGGCCGGCACGAGCTCTTACGGCTACTATTGGTCCTCGTCGCCGAACTACGGAGGCGACAACTACGCGGGCATCCTCAACTTCGACTCGGGCTACGTCTACCCGCCGAACAGCTGCTATCGCGCCTACGGCTTCAGCGTGCGTTGCGTGCGGGATAAATGACAGCTTCATCCTCCAGTTGTCAAATAATAATTGACAACTGAAAATCTGCCAGTTATTAAGTAATTCTTAATAACTGAAACATTAAAAAACATTAAACACTTTAAAGAATGAGCTATGAAAAACAAAATTAACATTGAAATCACACAAGACGGCTGGACGACAGACATTCTGTTTAATGGCAAAAAGTATAGGGAACGCCACGAACGTTTACCGACTGGTGCTGAATGTGTTGAAGGTGATTTTGAATCGGAAGAAGAATTGCCGGATGACATCATAGGTGCTGTTGGTGGATTTTTCTGTTTCGATTGTATGATGGCGCTTATACATAATGAGCTATGAAAATGATCCCTGATGCAGACATAGTTTGGGATAAAAGAGAACAATCCCGCATCGAGGCCCAAATCAAAAAGCAGCAAGAGTTGAAGCTGATCGGAAGCATGAAGAAGGTACCGGGGCACACTCTGTTCTCTTTCAACTACAAAACAGGCGAGATCAAGCCGGCCGACGTGATTCGGGAGTGTGCGATGGGCTTTGACGGATTGCCTCTCTACAAGGAGAGAATAGTGGTGGAGAAGGATTGCTACTACGAACAGGCGCTGAATGTCAAGAATTTTGTAAAACGATTGAAAAGAAAGAGCTATGAAAACACTTGAGTTGAAAGATATTTGCGGCTATATGCCGTACGGGCTAATGCAAAAGCATTATAAAAATGTTTGTCCTTTTGCCGTTGAGATTCAGTCACATATAGGTGGATATGTGTTTCTCAAAATACCTCCCAAACATGGAAAGCCTCTTCTTCGCCCGATGTCCGACCTAACCAAAGAGATCACCCACGAAGGGGAAAGGTTTGTGCCGACTTTAGCATTAGATAAATTAAATTGTTTCCCTGTATCTGATACAGAGAAGGCGTTAAGGTACTACGACAAGCTCAATGAATGGATGTTCGACTACCGGAACCTGATCTACGCCGGACTGGCAATCGACGTGAATACCTTACCTGAAAATCCTTATGAATGATGAAAACACCAGAAGAAGCTGCCCGAGAGTATGCAAAGAAGATTTGGAAAAATGGCCGTACTTACAGAAGTAGGATAGGATATTCTGCTGAAGATTTCCTTGCCGGCCTCGCAATCGTCGGAGCAATGGCGGTTGACGCAGAAAAGGAAGGTCGATTTATCCCGGCGCAAGAGATACTCAAGGAGATTCAGAAATCTAAAACCGATAACTAACAAAAATTGTAAATCATGCGAGAGATACTTTTCAGAGGGAAACGCCTCGATACGGGGGAATGGATAGAGGGAGATCTGCTTCGGATAAACGGCCATGTATTTATATTCCCCGATCCTGCGCCGAAAGGTATTGACAAATACAAAGTCGATCCGGCCACCGTCGGTCAGTACACGGGTTTGAAAGACAAGAATGGCAAGAGCTTTTGGGAAGGGGATATATTCAAAGAAGATGATAGCGGAATTGTGCGATCCATCTTCCGAGTTCCCGGCGGACTCGCTTTTGAGGATAATCCTGTGGCATTCGGCTATGACCATAGAGCACCAGTATATCCGTATTCCTCTATTGCTGAAATGCAAAACGCATCATGGTTATCGCAATGTTGCGAAATAATCGGCAACATCCATGATAATGCGGACCTGATAAAATAGACGAAACGAACAAGAACGGTTATCGCTGTTATACAGGAAATAACACTTATACAACTATGAACGAGAACACAGCAAAGAAATGCACTGTATGCGGAAACTATTTCACAATGGATAATTTCCGCCGTACTCACTTATCCGCTGACGGTTACGCTAATATATGCAAGGCGTGTGCCCGCAAAAGGCGGATTCAGAAGAAGTCACATATTGCCGATTTAGGGGGGGTAACCCCGATTTGGCTCAATTCAAACCTCGTGAACTTATAGAAGAGTTGAGATTTCGCGGTTATCATGGAGAACTGAAATTGACGCAAACGATAAAAGTTTAACAATGAAAAAGATGATGTTTAACGACCGTTACGGCCTGACACAGGCGGTGATCAGTGGTCGAAAGACGGTGACGAGACGGGTAATAAAAGATGCTTGGTGGCCGATCTATAAAATAGAGGCTGAAGAGATAAAAGGTGATATTATCCATGTGATAGCCAATAATGGGAAGCTTGTGATTGAGCGAAAGTGCCCCTATAAGATTGGGGAGATCGTGGCCGTGGCGCAGAGCTATGAGCAAGTGTATTATCAAGAGGGGCTTGAAACTATTGATATGCTTGTGTCGGGCTTAAAGTATACAGTAGGCTGGCAAAACAAGATGTTTGTTAAGGCGGAGTTAATGCCCCACCGAATCCAGATTACCGACATTCGGATTGAGCGGTTGCAGGATATTTCGGGCGATGATTGCTTGAATGAGGGGATATTTGTCAACGAGTATATCAAAAATGGCAAGATGCGCTATCATTACGGTTTCGACGGCTTTTTACATGAGAGGGAAGGATGGTTTGCCCAAAAATGGTTTAATAAGCCCCGCGAAGCTTTCGCCTCGCTGATCGACAAGGTTTCCGGCAAAGGTACATGGGATCGGAATCCTTTTGTTTGGCGCATCGAGTTTCAACTGGTGAAATAATACAAAGCATTGGGACGATGACGATTCTTGAAAGTGAGATACAGCGTATATCCGCAGCCGTCGAACAGGCGACGGGTTTCGGATTGGAGGATATACGAGCTCGTAGCAGGAGACTACCGGTAGTTCGGGCGCGGATCATTCTGTGCCGTGAGATTCACAAACGCGGCGCGTCGGCCCGAGAGATCGGACAGGCAATTCATCGGGATCGTGCGAGTATTGGCTACCTGATCAATCGCTACCAAGACGAATACGACACCTCCCCTATTTTCCGTGAAATGGCGATAAAAGTAAAGGATATTCTACAATGAGGCACAGGGAAAGCGACTTGCAAATAGCGTGCGTTCGGTGGTTTGCTATGCAGTATCCACAGTATCGAGGACTGCTGTTCGCAGTTCCGAACGGCGGCTCGCGGAACCGTATCGAGGCGGCGCGGATGAAAGCCGAGGGAACGGTTGCCGGGGTTAGCGATCTGATTCTGTTGGTTCCTCGCGGCCATTTCGGGGCTCTCTGCATTGAATTGAAGACTGAGACGGGCAGATTGTCGCTGGCACAGAAAGAATGGCTGAAACGGGCTGAAATGGCCGGCAATAAGTGTGTCGTAGTTCGGGATATCGAGCGATTTATTGAGAAAGTGGACGAGTATTTAGGGGTGACAAAACATATTATTTAATTCACGAGATATGACGACAATTAAACAACTGGCTGAAAGATTAGACATTGCTGAAATCAGGGTGTGGGAAATGATCCGAAAAAAGATCATAAAGTCCTCGATTTGTGCCGGTATCGTGATGGTTGACTCATCGGAAGCTGAAGAGTACCTGAAAGAACACCCGGCACTGCTGGAAAAATGGCAGGAGAACTACCGACATTGTCAGACACATAAAATAGTCTAACAAAAAAAGCGGTTCATCCGAAGATTCCCCGCCCTTTGATTCCGCCAATTCAAAGATAGTAATTAAATCCCGGTATGACATGGATGGACCTAAAAAAAAACGCAGGGGAGGCGTTTATGACGACTCGGAAGTGTACATCAATTATTCCCGGAAACAGTTGATGATTATGCTGCGCCTCATGAAGAGGCGAACTGCCAAATACCGAATGGCAGACAGACGGCTCAGAAGACCTCGCAAATCAAAGCAATCGACAGATGAATGATATGAATGTTTCAGAAGTGGTCGAGAATCTCGATGCGGCCCAAATCAAAAAGTTATCTTCGGAGGACATTGAGAAGCTGAGGCAAATTTTCAAGTTGATCTTCGAGGCAATCGAAATGTTCGGCAGACTGAAAGAGCAGGGCGCGATGGAGCATGTGACAATGGACGTACTGAACAAAGGCCGCGATGTTCTTGCCCAGTTCCTGAATGTGAAGGTAGACTATGAAACGGCAAAGGCCATCACTCGTAAATCAGACACGGCGTTCAATAGTAAAGTGAGTCGGTGCGGAATACCAGTCTACAAAGAGAGGCTCTATAATTTCCAGGACATCATCAAGATCAGAGATAAAAAGATTTGATCGACAATACGAAAGAGGCTCGCTTAATTGCGGGCCTCTTGGGGTTATAAATCACATAGTTATTAGGATAACTTATTCTTTATCCCGCACGCAACGCACGCTGAAGCCGAGGGCGCGACCGTTGTAGCTCAGTGGGTTGACGTAGCCCGAGTAGAAGCCGAGGGTGCCCGCGCCGTTGTCGCCTCCGTAGTACGGCGACGAGGACCAATAGTAGCCGTAGGAGCTCGTGCTGGCCAACTCGCCGCTATTGCTGTAGCGCAGGCCCGCAGCAGGCAGGAATAACGAGCCCTTGTGATCCGAGTCGTGGTTGCCCCCAAACCAACGGCCCTTTAACTCGTCGTCCCATGTCGAGCCGAGATCACATAATGCCACCCATTCCTCCCGGGTCGGCAGGCGCTTCCCGACGGACCTCGCGGCATCCATCGCCTCCTGCCATGTGTAGTAATGATGGCCGTCCTTCTCGTAACCGCCGATTGTCAGGTTGTCACGGTCCCACAGCAGGCCGCAGAGTTCGATAGGATCGGACATAGAATCGGCCGCAACCGGATTCTCGTCCAAACGATACGGGCACAGTTCATCAGCTATTTCATGTAGCGGTTTCATAACTTGACGGTAATTGAAGTACAGATTTGACGGTGTATCGTTTTCCCGCCCTCAATGTGTATTTCTCGCGGATAGATGCTCAGATCGGAGATTTGTACTCCATTCTCCTCTTCGAATTTCACCAACAAACAGGAGATTTGATCTTCCAAATTTCCCTTCGCCAATTTAATGTCACATAGTGTCTTGTCCATGATTCAATTTTTCAATTTCGAGCGGACTGGTTCTGATTCGATGACTGAACCAACATATTTGCCCAAATTTAGAAGTTAGTTGGCTATTATTGTTTTCATTGACCGATTTCTACTGTCATATTTTAGCCAACTTCAAACTAAACAAATGTAAATCCAAAAATTTGGACCAGCAAACTATTGACATATTTTTTATTCCTTTGCAACATGGAACTACAATCTATTCAGAGTAAAATTTACGAAATACGGGGCCAGCGGGTAATGCTGGACTTCGATTTGGCGGAACTCTACGGGGTGGAAACAAAGCGATTGAAAGAGGCTGTAAGGCGCAATATTGAGCGTTTCGAGGGCGAGGATTTTATGTTTGAACTCTCGGACACTGAGTATAACACATTGAAAGACAGGTTAAGGTCGCAAATTGCGTCCTTAGAAATCGATGGGCGTGGCAAGTATCCCAAATATCCACCGTTTGCCTTTACCGAAATGGGCGTCGCGATGTTGTCGAGCGTTCTGCGCAGTGAGACGGCCATACGAGTGAATAGGGCGATTATGCGGGCGTTTGTAGCGATGCGTAATTACATTACCACCACGACGCAGATAACGGCTGAACTATCCGAAATTCGGGCGAAACTGGCCCTGCTGGAGAGGGCGGATGCCGAGAATGCCGAGGCGGTCAGCGATCTGTCGGAGGACATGCGGAAAGAGTTGGACAATATTTACCAAGCTATTGCAGCTTTGTCAATACATCCGCAGCGGACAAGAAACCCTATCGGATATAAAAAGCCCGAGAAAGAATAGGAATCATTATTTTGTGATATTATCCTTTTCGCGTTCTTCTAATGCTGACCAGTCGAATATCCCTAATATTTTGGCGTTGGCTTCCCAAATGAGGCTATAATCCCTCTCGACATAGATGTCTGTAATTCTCATGCGGTCATCCACATGATTCAGCCCCTCATGAATAGTATACTTATCGATATTCAGGGCTTTGGATCGGCCAATAGTCGCCCAAGAGTGGCGGGCGGCGTAGAAAGTGATATGTTTCTCCGGCTTTATGGCTGCTTCTATTTGCCGCAAGCCTGTGTTTAGTGCGATTGAGAAAGAGTTGAGCGTAGAATAATGCTTATCGAAGCAGAAAAGCCTATCTCCTTCTTTAGATATGTATTTCTGAGCTAAAGGCCAGATACATGGCTCGATCTTGATTTTGGTTTCGGCCTCGTCGGCCCGCCGTGTACGTGTCTTTTGCCGTTTGTAGGTAATGATTCGCTCTTTCCTGTCAAAATCGGAAGCCTTGCAGTCGAAAAGATCGGCAGAGTTCATGCCGGCGAGGGCGAACGACAGGAGGAAACAATCTCGGGCAAAATCTCGTCTCGTAAAATCGGCTATGTCGCCGGTCTTACGATCCGCATCAGGCAAATCAATAATTGCCTGTATGGTCTCAGGCTGTAATGCACGCTTTTTGGGGGTAGGGGGGCGTTTTACCGCGTATTTTCTAAAAGGTGATTGCGGAATGCGGATGATACCTGAATCTTCGTCGTTAAATTCCTTTTTAGCTTCATTGTGTATGTGCCTGATGTTGGCCATATACAAAGAAAGCGCCCGACCGTTCGATTTCGACCGGCTTGTTTCCTCTATCCGTTTTTGGCGATCATACCTCATGACTGGCTCGTGGGCAAGAAACGCTTCGAAATCGGAAAGAAACTTGGCCGTTACGCTATTTATATCGAGCGGCTTCCCCCTCATGAAGCGCTCCAATGCGTTTAGCGACGTGTCATATGACCTGGCGGTTCCCTTTGATTTGGAAGCGGCCACTTTTCTTCCGTATTCGATAAAATCGAGGTGAAATCCTTCGCCCGTTATTTCCGACTCCTTTATATATTGTACTATCTGCTTAACATCCATTACCTCGGCTGCAATGCCCAGACGATTGACTAAATAGCGCCACCGACGGATCAGATCGTCAGCAAGGTCAATAATCTCCTGATTCTTTATTTGAAGTTTGCGACCGAGATCGTCGGGAAAAACATATATATTTGTCGATACCTTTAAAGAACGACGGTTATGGGTCACCCGGATTTTCAGGTTGTATGTTCCGTCCTTTTTCTTGTTGTCCGCATAGACGACAGCCTTAAAAGTAGTCCCCATTTTTTGCCAACTATTTGCCAACTTTTGCAAACAAATATAGCCACAAAGTGATAAAAAGTACAAAAAACGAGGCGTTGAAACCTCGTTTTTTGTACCCTCGCCGGGAATCGAACCCGAATTACAAGTTTAGGAAACTTATGTTCTATCCATTGAACTACAAGGGCTTACCGCTTTTCTATCTCAATTATTATTCCCCTCTTTCTCACTGCATGTCGTTTCCCGGCAAAAGCGTTTAGGAAACTTCCGTTCTATCCCTTGAACTATAGAACCGCCTTTATGTGCTTTTCGGTCCGTTTGTTTCCTTGCTTCGCGCATGAAACCGGACGAGACGCGCGCTATTTCGAGAAATCGCCGCCGTCGTACGCCCATTTGACGTATTCGGCTCCCCATGTGTAGCCGCCGCCGAAAGCTGCCAGAATCAGGTTATCGCCCTTTTTCAGCCGGGACTCGTAATCCCACAGGCAGAGCGGAATCGTGGCAGCCGTCGTGTTACCGAACTTGTCGATGTTGATCATGCACTTTTCGCGCGGCAGGCCCATACGGTGGGCGGTCGCGTCGATGATCCGCAGATTGGCCTGATGCGGGACCAGGTAGGTGATGTCGTCGGGCGTCAGCTTGTTGCGCTCCATGACTTCGACCGAGGTGTCGGCCATGTTCGATACGGCGGCCTTGAACACGGCCTGACCTTCCTGATAAACATAGTGCCAGTTGTTCTCGACCGTTTCGTGCGTGGCGGGGTAGGCCGAGCCGCCTGCCTTCATGTACAGGTGTTGGCCGCCGCCGCCGTCCGAGTGCAGCACGGCATCCAGCACGCCGTATCCTTCTTCCGAGGGTTCCAGCAGCACGGCGC